TTGGTGTTGAATTTTTCCACCAAAACAAATATTGGATTCGTGATCTTACTCGTGAAAACATAGAGAGTAATCCAGGACCCGCCGTCTTGTCTAAATTCGAGATCACTCACCGCAATGATTTGTGGAAGGTGACTGATTCCGTATTGAGCCAAGGATTTGGTGAAGTACTTGATTTACCATCCAATGTCAACGCTTTTACGAAAGATTTTTCTAAATTTGTTGAAAGATTACCAGATAGAAACTTTGTTACTCAAGCATTTAGTTCTATTAGTGATCAAGCAGATAAGATTATTTCATTATTGTCAACAACGAAAACCCAAGTCCAAGAAGCCTTCGACGCTACTACTTATTCTGCTCATATGCTTAAAGATATTATAATCGGTGTGTTAGTTATACTTGCTTTTGTTGTTATGGCTAAGAACTGGGGACTTTCGACCTCAATCGCTGCTCTAGTTGTCTCTTTTTTGCTTCATCATTTTAATGTACTTCCGCTTTTACGTGATGCGATTTTGGATAATGGTACTCACCTTTATGATTATTTTAAAGTTAATTTTATGCAAAGCGAGGTTGTTGCTCTCCAAGCTTTTGGCAACCCAGTTGTAGATGCGTTGACAAACCCTGATAATATAGGGGGGCTTCTTGCTGCTCTCTTTACAGCCCTTTTCGTGGGATCCGTTAAGTGTCACCCCTCTACTAAAGATTTTGAAGATTTTTCGCGGAAAATTTTCAATTATCAACGAGGGGTCACAGCTGTGACGGCTTCTTATGATAAGCTTAAAGAATTCTGGACATGGACATTGGACAAGATTTGTACTAGTTTGGAAATCAAAACAGATCAAGAAATTGTTACAAAATATACAATAGCTGCTCAAATTGATAAATGGATTTCAACAAATGCATCCGTTTTCAAGGAAGGGTATAATCACCAACTTTCTATGGAACAGCGATTGCAATATGTGGACAAAGTTAGAACTCAATACAATGCCGGACTTGATCTCGTTAACACGTGTAATTTACTCGATCGAGCAAAAGCTGCGATTGTGCGTTTTTGGATTGACAAATTGCATAAGAAATTAGAAGAATTAGGAACTGAATCTTTGGAGGGTTCCATTCGAAACCCTCCTTCCACTATTCTCCTTTACGGACCTAGTGGGGTTGGGAAATCATCCTTGATAACGAGTCTCGCTAGTTTTTGTGGTAAGGTTCACGGTACCATAAAGAACGCCACAGCTCCTGCTGTTGGTAGTGTGTATGTTCGTAATTGTGACCAAGCCCATTACGATGGGTACACTAATCAACATACACTCGTCATTGATGATTTTCTGAGCCGGAAAGATACAGAAGCCAATCCCAACCCAGAAGCTGGTGAACTCATCAAGATCAAAAACAATGTCCCATTTCCACTTCCAATGGCCCACCTTCCAGAAAAAGGGCGAGTCTTCAACTCGCAGGTGGTTATTATGACCACCAATTGTAAAAGTGTGACCAACGCGCTTGGGTCAATGAATTTTCCTTATGCAACTGCAAACCGTTTGACTGATGCCAGTTTTGCGTGTTACATTTTGCCACCTTACCGAAAACATATAACGCCATCGCAACAACAAGAACTAGTTTCTTCTGGGCTATTTGATCAGCATTCTGTAGACCCAGTTCGTGCTCGCTACAATATTGTGGCAAATACATCTATTTCTCCTATTTCTCTAGATGATTCAGATATGTTAACTACGTATTCTGATGAAGATTTTGAGAAAATAAAAGGTGATCAACGCTTGTTAGCAAATGGACAACCCCAACATATGAATTTTGGAGTTTATTACTTTAAACGTTTGGACGTCAAAACGGGACAAACATCAGGTCCACCTCTTTTTTGGGCTGATTTTTTGAATGAGATAGAGAAGGTATACACTCGGCGGATGACACTTGGTGAAAACATGCTTGAACAAACACATTGGTTTCATAATACCAGTATCGAGCATATGAAAGCCGGCATTATTGATGTGCCTAGTGTAGTGGTAAGTCAAATGTTGCGCGATTTTGATGAAGATGAGTTTCTTGACGCGCAAGGAGATTATTTGGCTGAAGCCCTTAATTTTGCTGCAATGAATATTGATGTTTTATATGACGTCAATAATTCAGAGATGCGAGCGCGTCTCCAGTCTTTTCAACGGCAATGGCCAGATTTCGATGAACTACTTGAAGCTCATTTGGTAGAAAACGTAGTGAATGAAGAAGAAGAAGCTGTTGTGGCCGCCCAATCGCGTTGGGCGACTATATGGGGAAAATGTAAACAGAGTTATGATGCATTACATTCGCAAATTCAAAACTTAGATACAGTTCAAGTTTTGCGCTGGGCAGCAGTTGTCGCCTACGGGATAACAATAACTGCTGCATGCTATACTACGGCTCGTTTGGTGTTTACAAAACTTAATAATCCCCATATTCAAGAAGCCATCTCTGTTTGTGAAGAAGAAAAGAAAAGGTACCGGAGTAAAACATCCTGGTTTAAGCGTTTGTTTAGCCAAGCACCACCGGTAGCTATATCACGAGCACAAATACCATTGTCTGGATCTGATTTGAGTTTTCTCTTTAAATATTGTGGTTATGACATTGTGCAGAGTGAGGGTAGTTGTTACAGTTCTGATTCCACAGGAAATACCGCACGCCCTAACAAAGCATGTGCTGTACATGTGCCCTCCCACGCTTTTGATACAAAAGAAGTGGGACGGGTGGCCAAAGAAATCGGTGCAACTATCACCGATTACGATGAAGGAGTGAAAATTGAGACCACAGAATTACTACTTCCCGTATTTCTTGTGCGTCTTGAATCTTGTCAACTTACAGATCAGAGTTTAGATTATATTCTTCCGCAAAATTCATTTATGTTGCGAGTAAACTCTGTGAAGAAAAACCAAAAATATGATTTTGGAAATATATTCTTTCTTAATGACCGAGTATTTCTGATGCCTCATCATTATATGTTAATGCTTAAATATCAATTAAGTGTTGGCAATATCGCTGAAACTGATGAAGTTAATTTTCTGCGTGGCCCAACCACTTTGGAACGCTCCCGGAAAACTAACCCAAATCGGATTACGTGTATGGTGTCTGATTTGCTTGATTATGCACAGATTATTTCTCGTGCTCAGTTAGATGATCCTCAGCCATTTGCAAAAGATGCAGTTGTTGTACGTGTTAAGATTATGTCAGGTCATAGCTGCTCATCGATGATCAAGAAATTCATCACTCGGGAAGAGTATGGGAAACTTAATGATCCGGGTTTGAGTGGTTATTTAGTTGGGCAGCGATTTACAAGTCTTCGAGATGATTGTTACAATGTTGCGCTGCCTTGTGTTGACATCACCCCTGTGAATCGATATAAAACGATGGCTTTTGGAGTTGATGGTGACGCATCTACGCGAGATCTTATTGGGATAGCAAGTGCGGGACCCGAAGTGAATCCAACATATTTTCAAAGTCTTATTCGAGATCGGTATAATTATAAAGCTGATACTCGTCAAGGGGATTGTGGAATGGTTCTTTTTGTTGAGAGTCCACAGTTAACGCGTTCGCTTGTTGGGATACATGTGGCTGGAGATAAACAAGTTGGTCGCGCTAATAGTGTGCCAATAACCCAGGAGGATATTTATGACGCGATCTCTCGCCTTGCTTATTGTGATTCTGAATGTTTTTCACAACCCGATCTTCAACCTCTTGTGGAATTGGACGTAACTGCGCCAGTAGCTAATCTCCCAAGTGGTGGTTTCCACTATATTGGGCGATTAGAAGGAAAAGTTCCTATACAACCATTGGTAACAACAATACGACCTAGCTCTGCGCAAATCCATCTTCCTGAATTAAAAGAAACTTACCGTGCTAGAACGAACCAAAATTACCCTATTGATATACTTAAGGCCCCAGCTCATCTTAGGGTTTCATTTGAGAATCCTCCAGGTTCGCGGATATTCTATGGGAAGAAGGGAGAGTTGTATTATGAAGCAGATGGTGTTAGTGCCCGACTTAATGAAGAAAATTTGGCATTATGGAAGGCACAAGGTGGTGTTATTCACGATATTCTCATGAAAGGGCTTGAAAAAACGTCTATTAGCCTACCTTATATTTCTCCAACAGCAATTAAACAAGCGGTTAACGCCACGCAACAAAAATTTCTGCGCATGGGACCTAATTCGACTTGCCCATATGAGAAAGCGGTGAGTCAAAACTTTGCAACAGATGATTTAGGAATAGTAGAGGTTGCAAATGAAGAGATCTCGCGACGCGGTTTGCTCCTGAATGCTCTAAATGCGTCAAGAGATAAAACGCCTCGTGAGATTTATGCGAATGTGCTCCGTCTTGTTGCGTTAACATCGGAAGAAGGGAAACTTTTCCGGGATCATATAGACCTCCCAACAACAAAGTTTATAACTCAAATACAAACTGAGTTGACATACATGGCTGTTGATCGCATTGATAGTGCACTTCAAGGTAGGAACCCTATGATTCTTACAATAAAACAGAGCGTTCAAGGCATTCCGGGGGATCCAACTATTCGACCCATAAATTCGAAAAAATCCCCTGGTTATCCCTATACCGCGAAAGGGCTTAACTTTGGAAAGAAACCGTGGGTTGGTAAAGAATGTAAATGTGATGGTGAGCTTTGGTCTGAGTTAGAGAATGATGTGCATGACTTGATTGAGATAGCAAAAACGCAAATTCCTCCTGTGTACTTCGTGGCCACGCTCAAGGACGAGTTGCGCCCTCTTGCGAAGATAGAACAATTCAAGACGCGAGTCTTTTGTGCTGGCCCTATGCATTTTACTATTGCTTTCCGTATGTACTTTATGCGGTTTCTTTCGTTTGTCCAAGAGAATCGGCTTTTCAATGAGAGTGCACTTGGTATTAATTACTACTCGCGAGAGTGGGAAACGCTTGGCGAGTATCTATCTAAGTGGGACGGGCCTACGTGCATTGCAGGTGATTATACGAATTTTGATGGTAGTCTTAGTAATCAAATACTTGAAGAAATTTATAGTATCGTAGAGGCTTTTTACACGAAATACGGCGCTACTAAGGAAG